TCCAGGCCGACGTGTCGTCGGGCACCTGGAACATGCTGCGCCAGTTTGCGCCGTCATCTGCGACGCTCGGCGGCGGCAACCTTGGCACGATGGCGACGGCCTCGATCCCCGCGCAGATGACGCTCCCACTCCAGTCGGCCATTAGCTCCGGCGCTCTCGGCGGCACGGCTGCGGGAGGCGTCGCGTAATGGAGAACAAAGAGGAGCAAGAGGATCCGGGTCGCGCGCGCCGCGCGATGCTCGAGGCGCTGGTCAAGTCGCGGCTTATGGACGCTCGGCGCCAGAAAGCTCCATTTGAATATGATTTCCGGGAGGGCTACGTTTTCGCGGCCCCCCATAGAGCACAGATCGTTAATTCGACGAGCCCGAAGCCAGCGGGCAAGATCTACGAAACCCCTCAGGTGAATACGTCTTTTGGTTTCGAGCTCTGCGGCGATTTCCCCACCGTCATCATCAATACGTTCTTCCCGCAAAACGCCCAGTGGCTTGTGCGCCGCGCGAGCTCGATCGTCCCGCCGGAAGCGGTGAAGGACGTCGAGATCATGGCGGCCCAGGCCGACGCCGTGGTGTTCAAATCGATCAAGGCGTCGAACCTATACGCCGAGTGCGGCAAAGCGTTTAACCCGGACCTGGCTCTGGGCACGGTCGGGCTTTGGATCGATCGGACGAAAAGCTGGGAGCCGCCGAAGGTTCAATGCGTGCCGATCCGCGAGCTCGAGATCAACATTGGTCCCGACGGCGAGATCGATGATCGGTTCGTCGTTCGTCATACCAAGTTCCGTTATCTCAAGGCGATCCTCGGCGACATTGAGATCCCGAAGCCCGTCCTCGAGAAGGGCAAAAAGGACGACAAGAAAAGCTGCGTCGTCGTCTGGGCGTTCTGGCGGATCTACGATGATAGCGGCGATGAGAAATGGCAGCATTGCGTAACAGTCGATGGCTTCCTGGCGCACGAGTCTACGCTCAAGGGCGCTGGCTCATGCCCGCTCCTGGTGGCGCGCTTTAACGCGACGCCGGACTGGGCCTGGGGCATTGGCCCACTTATTCAGGCATTGGCCGATCTGCGTGTGGTCGATGAGCTAACGGGAATGAAGGTGCGCAACGTCGATTTCGCGTTGTCGCCGCCGATCTCGTTCCCGGATACATCGTTCGCCAATATCAGCGACGGGATCGAGAGCGGAATGGCTTACGCCGTTCGCCCTGGCGAAGAAGGCGCGATCAAGAACCTGTATCAATATCCAAACATCGATCCTGCGATCTACATGACGCAAGACATCGAGACGCGGATCAAACGTCTGTTCTTCCTGGATTGGCCCCAGCAAGACGGCAAGACGCCGCCTACGGCGACGCAATGGCTCGATGAAATGACGCTGGCTCAGCGACGCATTGGCACGCCTGGTCTGGTGTTCTGGAAAGAGTTCTGCGCGGGCGTGTTCATGCGCTTTCACTATCTCCTCGAGAAGTCGGGTGAGGTCGAGAAGATCATGATCCCGACGAAGGGTGGCGCGAAAGTGCCGGTGGCGATGATGCCATACAACCCTGCCGAGCGTTCCGCCGAGCAAGAGGAAGTCGCGTTGTTCTCGCGCTTCGTCCAGATCGGCGCCGCAGCGTTCCCCGAGGAGTGGAAGCTCGTCACGGATGGCCAAGCGACATTGCAGAATGTCGCGAACAAGATGGGCGTCAACAATATGTGGGCGAAGCGCGACCCGGCAAAGGTCGCCGGCGCGCTTTCACAAATCCAGCAACTACAGAACGGCACGCAAGCGACTGGCCCAGCGATGGCGCAAGGTCAGCCGATGCCTGGTGACACGGCCGGCCCGGCCCAGGCTCCCGTTCCGCAGTATCAAATTAAGAGCGGCATATGATTTTTCCGACGGACGAAGAAAAGGAAGGCATTAAGCGCCTCGGGCTCCAGGCCGATGCTCAGTATCTCGCACAATACCTTTTGAAGGTGCTCCTGCACGTTTCTCCGCCTGGGTCCGATCTTGGTGCGGTGAGTAGAATGGAAGGGCAGCGCAGTCTCGCACGCGACTTAATCGATCAGATGGAGTTGCGAGAAACTACGCATGACAGAAAACCTGACGCCCTCGAGCTCGCCCGCAACCGCACAGGCAACATTGCCGTTGGACAGCGCGGTATCGCAAGACGCATCCCTGACGGCAAATAGCGCGCCTCCGGCGCCTGTTCGTCCTGACTGGGTGTCGGACGAGTATTTCGATCCAGCCAAAGGCGTGAAGCTCGATGAGCTTGGCGCAAAGTTCAAAGAGCTCACGACGTTTAAGCAGGAGCTCGATGCACAGTCCGAAGCACGCAAGGCAGATATGCCGGCGAACGCACGGGAATATGGGATCCTTCCCGAGGGCGCGAAGCTCCCGGAAGGTTACAACCTGGATCCCGAGCATCCGATGTGGGGATTGCTCCAGGACATTTCATTCGAGAAGGGCCTGACGAAGAAAGAGTATGGCGAAGTCGCCACTAAATTCGTCGAGCGTTCGATCGATGCGAACAAAGCTTTCGTCGCGCGCGCCGAGGCCCAGCGCAATGAAATGTTTAAGCAGCTTGGCGACAACGGCGCGCAGCGTATCGACGCTGTGAACAAGTTTTTCGTCTCTGCGTTTGGCGAAAAGACTGCGGCTCAAATGTCGCAAACCCTATTCACCCCCGACATCGTGAAAGGCTGGGAACAAGTCCAGAAGGCCCTCACGAGCCAGGGAACCGTTTCGTTCAACGGTTTGGGACGCGATGGCGCTGGCGGCGGCGACATCGAAGGCTGGGACAAGATGACTTTCGAGCAGCGATGGGCTTCTCGAGCCCAGCAAGATCGCCGCGCTAGTTAAGGAGGCAAATGATGGCAACAGTTTATTCGAGCGTTTCGGCTCCGATTACGCTTCTCGAATATGCAAAGACTATGGATCAGGATAGCCCGACCCGTATCTTTGTCGAGAACATGGCGGCGGAGTCGGATCTTATGGCGGCAGTTCCTTTTCTGCCGGCGCAGAATGGTAAGCGGGCGTATCTCGACATCGGCAATCTTCCGCAGACGGGTTTCCGTTCGCTGAATACGGCCGGCGGTGAAGATACGGGTCACTTCAACCTGCGTGAAGAAGATACGTTCTTCATCGACGAGTATGTGAAGGTCGATCGCGCGATCATGGACCGTCTTGGTCCGGATCACGAGGCTCGCCAGATCAAGCTCAAGACGACTGCGCTCGCGCAGATGTTCACCCAGGCTTTCATCAAGTCTGACAACGCGCTTCGCCCGAATAGCCCGAACGGTATTCAGGTTCGCTGTAACAACCTGGCGACTAACGCCGGCACGGGCGGTAACCTGTATCACAATTCGACGGCGGCCGGCGGCGGCGCTCTGTCGCTTGGCAACCTGGATATTCTGTATTGGCTCGTCAACAAGCCGACGCATTGGCTCATGCCTCGCGGCCTCATGCCCTACCTGGACATTGCGGCCCGCGATCCGAACATGACCAATAACACCGTCACCTATGACCAGGCGGATCCGCTCGGTCGTCGCGTGATGCGTTACAAGGGTCTGCCGATCCTGTTCGGTTACGAGCCCGACGATAGCCCGGACATGCTGCCCTTTAACGAGGTCGGCGCCGGCGGCGGTGCTGCGGCTACTGCTTCGATCTACTGCGTGTCGCTTCGTGACGGCGGCCTGTATGGCATCGAGCAGACTCCGATCTCGATCCGTCCGGAAGGCCAGCTTATCGGCGCTCCGTTCAACTCCACCCATATCAAGTGGGACTGGGGTATCGCTCGTGAGCATCCGCGCGCTGTCGCCCGCCTCACGTCCGTCACGGCGACCAAGATCGTCATGTAATAATCGGCGCCGCTTTCGAGCGGCGCTCACTCAATGATGTGGAGAATTGTGATGCCTCTCGGTCCTTCTATTGGTCCTTCTGGCGCTCCGATGCCGTTCAATCCGCCGTCGAAGGTCGGCGTATTTGATACGGCTACGTGCTTCGCCAAGAATGGTCAGGCTGAAACGCTTACCGCAACGGCTTATCTCGGCGGCACCGGCACTCCGGTCCAGCTTGATGTCGGCACGTGGCTTGTCGAAGGTTATTGGATGCTTGATTGGCTTGCGCGCGATCAGGCGAACAATGACGAAAGCTATAGCGTTTATTTGCTTGGCTCGAATGATCCCGCGTGGGGCAACGGCAATGTTGAAATTTTGCAGTCGCAGAATTTCGGCTCGGGCCGTTCGATCGCGACGATTGCTGGCGGTTCGCCGGGTTGCCCGAACAAACAGGGCAGCGGTGAAATGAATTGGTTCCCGTTCCTGAATTACAAGTCGGGTATCGTTTACCGCTATCTGCGCGTCTACATCGTCATCGCCGGCACCACGCCGTCTGCGACGCTGAATAGCTGGCTCACCTATGATCCCTGCTAAGAGGTAAGAAATGACCATCACTAATACTCCTGCTTCGTCATGGAAGAAGGGCTTCTACAAAGATGAGAAGGGCGTCGTTCACGAGATTTCGATGAACGAAGTTGATCTCCGCGATGCGATGGCTCGGTTTCCTAATCAGTATCGGGACACTCCTTTCGAGGATAAGCCCGAGCCGCCGAAGCAGCCCAAGGCTTAGTTGATGCGGCGGACCTGAAAGGGCCGGGGTTATGCCCCGGCCTTTTTTAGTGCGTTGCCGCGATCTCTCTTGCCGGCGATTTTCAGATTGAAAACAGGAGCGCCGTTATGCCGCTAGATAAAATCCCGCCGATGCCATCTGCTCGGCCTACCGTTGTTGCGACGTATGACGCGGCAATGTCTTTTAATGGCCCCGATGTCGTGGATACGATCAACGCGCCGGGCATGTATGATTTGTCCTATCAGGGCAAGCCAACCGTCCTCGATATTGGCACGGGCCGCCTCATTGGCACCTGGATTTTCCAGACGATCCAGCGCCGGACTGACGCCGATCAGTTCTATCGCTTTATTCTCCTGGGCTGCATCGACGGTGACGATCCGATGGACCCGGATAATTTCGATATTCTCCAAATGATGCAGTTCGGCGGCACCAATCGTCCCGGCCCCGCGGGCGTTGTCGGCGTCTCGGTGCCGGTCCCTGGCCCGCTCGGCCTTGGGCTCCGAAACCAATACCCTTTCATCAATCAGCGTAGCGACATCACCTATCGCTATCTGCGTTGCCGCGTTCAGGCCCAGGGATCCAACCTTGACCTGAAATTTCAGACTTGGATCACCTATGAGGTCGGATAATGGCGAAGGATAAAGCAGAAGCGAAGCCGGCGACGGCGATCAAATCGGTCGATGAGCCCGCCGCCGCTGTCGGCGGCAAGACCGTTCTCGGCCGTCCGGAGCTCCCGTCCATTGTCCCGTATGGCGTGGCGCCCGTCGATTATGCGACGCGCCTCACGAATAGCTTAATGGTCATCAACGGGGTCAAGGCCGACTGGGGCGATGCGCCGCCGGTCGATCTCGGCGTTGGTCGCGTCATCGGGAACTGGGTCATCGACTGGAAGAAGCGCACGATCTTCCCGAGTGAGACGGCCGATGAGCAATACACGTTCTGGCTGTTGGGTTGTAACGACCCGGCGTTTCCTGCCGGGGATGTCCAGATCCTCCAGGCCCAGAATTACGGCAACTGGAATGGCCGTCCGGGCAATGTGCATAGTCGCTCTCCGGGTATCCCGAAGAATATCGGGACGCCCTATGAGGAATATGACAACGATAGCTTCCCGTTCACAAATTACAATGACGGGATCTGTTATCGATATATCCGCCTCTACTTTGATTTCGCCGGATCCGCGAAGCCGCCGCAGGGCACTTTCGGAAGCTGGGTGACTTATCAGATCATGTAAAGGTGCGTTGAGAGCGATGCCCCCGTCTTTACGGTGGGGGCATGAGCTCGATCGACCCATCCCTCGATATGACCGCCAGCCCGCAAACGCGGGTTTTTGACCTTTCCGATCAATTAAAGATCATCAACCAGGCGCTCCAGAATACGGGCAACAATCCCGTAAACGTCATTGATGATGGCTCGGACGAATGGCGGCTGGCGAACAATGCTTATGAGCAAGCCCTTCT